GTAAAACCAGACGGTAAAGTCAGTTCATAATAAAGACACCAGGCGGTGTCTTAAGTTATTACTCTGACACCGTTTTCTTAGTCCCTGGTACGGACGCACTTGTTGTTTTTTGTCGTTTCAGTGCACGAAACGCTTGGAATTCCTCCCATTCCTCGGAAGTGACAGTAAGTTCTTCTATCTCCTCCTCAGATTCAGAAGAATCCAAAGAATCATTGCTCCGTTTAAGAGCAGCAGTTGTAGTGGTTGTAGATGATGTTGTGGTTATTGATCGAATCACTGGTTTGCGCGAGTGAGTGCGACGAGTGGGTTGACAGAAAGCAATTCCAAACGGAGCGCCATTAGCCCCCATCAACGTAATGCTATAATTATCGGCATCCCCACCTCTACTCTTACAATGCAATGTGCGCAGATTAGCACCACCTTGAACTCCTCCACTTTGACTAATGATGTAATGTTCTGGATACATCACAATATTTGTGGGGGGAACAAACTGAGCCCATGTGACAAGATTAGTCTTCGGAGCAATGAAAACATACTCACCTAATGGAAATCCTCCAGCTAGAAGCTCAGTAGGACTTATTCTAAATCCACTTGGACTTGGACGTGTAGGAAGACTAGGGACTCGACCTGCTGCAACATCACCAATGCATATATCTAGCCACAACCGAGCAGCTCCATAACGACTGGAGGGCATCATCTTGTCCCAACAATTAAATCGCTTCGAGAGCATGATCTGTGTGAAGGGAGTTGGGTCTGGAGCAGATGTGTAAGTCCAACTCTCACAAGAGACTTCATCAAAGAACTCGATCTTTGGAGTCCACACTGACTGAATTGCTCTGTCTTGACATTGTGCATAATCAGCGACAACATCAAACGTTACACAAAATTTCTCAAACTCGGCTTGTGGATGGTACGACAGTTCACGCAAAGCCTGGTCAATCACAGAATCCTTCCAACTTGGTTCCTTCGAATCGGTGAAGCGTAACATTTTAGCAATGGACATCATCTCCAATTGGCCAACAAACATCTCAAGACGAGGGATCCACACAGGAGTACGCTTAAGGAACAAGATCTCGGACAAAGTTTTACACTCAATTCTAGCGTCAGTTTTCCGAGCAGGAGTCATTGGAAGACCAATATAGTTTGAAAAGGCCATAATACTCTCATGATTATAGAACGGTCGAACAGCTTCACTGGTCAACTTAACATTATCATCACCATAATTCTTAAGTGCAACATGTTCAAAGAAAGGGAATTCTTTGTTATACATCCGGACAATATTGAGATGATTAGGTTCTGGAGCTACTCGCTTATAGTGGATCACAAAAGCGAGCTGAACAACCTCAGTAACAGCCTGG